CAAGGAGCTATTGCGAGATAACTTCGTCCTCATGTGTGAAGCGCGGAAAATGGTTAACACTATAGCTGCGTGTAACCACGGGGATGATAAGATCATATCAGGCAATGTGTGTGGGATCCCGTTCACGTTCAATGCAGATGTCAAATCGTGCGACTCGTCTCATGGTCGTGCCCTGTTCACAATGATGCAGGTTGCATACCATGATATTGATGAGGCCACAGGTTTGGTCTTGGTTGAGCAATGTCGGAAACCCATACGAGTCCCAAATCCTGCGAACGAGAAAGAGTACTTTGACGTGTACCCGGCTGGCAAGGGTGAGGTCTTTCTCGGCAGTGGGTCCCCCAACACAACCTTCATCAATTCCTTAGCAACTGCTGCCATTGCAATGGCGGTAGCGTCAAGCTTTAGGAGAAACTCGGTTGCGTATGGACAAACATTCATCCCCATCGGTCCGGAGGACGTAGAGGGCATAATTAGGACTGCCGCGCAGGCCATAGGTTATGAACTTAGTCTGACTGACTGTTCGGAGTTTGGTGAGTTTTTCCCTGAACGCATGGAGTTCCTGAAGCACTTCTATTGCCCTGAGACCGACCAGGCGGTCATGTGCCCAGCTGCGTATTTGCGTAACTTGGGGCAGATGCCTGGAAAACCAGATGCAGCGCGTCTGGGTTGGACTCAGGAGGAGTGGGAGAATGCTGAGGATCATCAACGTATGCACAGGGCCGTGTCAGCCGTTGTTAACGGACTGGTTCATGAACCTAGCAACGTGGTGTTGGATGTGTTGAGGGCGAGGTTCAATGATAAGAACGCACCGGCTTTCGACAGGCATGGTCTGCCCCTTTCAGAACTGGAAGACTACCAGATACAGGACACCGTCCACCCCTCGGGAGGTAGTGGTGTGTGCGCGCAGCGCGTGCACAAATCCATTTTGCGTAGATATCAAGTTTCCGAAGGGGAATTGGCTGAGCTTGTTGATGTTGTTGCAGGGATACAAACAGGACACAGG